AGTTTCTTCGCTACGCCAGAGAGAGGTTATATCTAATGGCTCATGCTTCTGGTAAATATGCAAAAGCAATATCTGATCGTAGTGGTATGGAGTTTCCTTACAAAGAAATGGTGAAAGAATGGAATGGTTCTATGGTTCATAAATCTGAGTTTGAAGCTAAACATCCACAACTTGAAAGACAAAGACACGCGGCAGATGCACAAAGTGTTAAAGATGGTAGACCAGATAGATTAGAACCTATAACTGTTTTTGTCGGTGGTGCAGGTTTCTTTGAATATAATAATAGTATGCAAGTAAGTAATAAAAAACCACCTTTTATTGGATTAACAGTTGGTAAAGTAACAGTGAGTACATCATAATGGCCGTCACATATTCAGAATTAACACAACAAATACTAGACTACACAGAGGTTAGTACAGATGTACTAACAGCTACAAGAACAAATGATTTTATTGAACACGCTGAAAACAGAATATTTAGAGATGTAGATTTAGATGTATTTAAATCTCATCAAACAGCTAATCTGATAGCAAGTAATGCTTTCTTATCTCTACCGGGTGGAACAACACCCACACCAGAATCTCTTGGTACAATTAGAACAATGCAGATATTTTCTCCTAGTTCTACAACACGAGATTTTCTAGAACAACGCGATATTAGTTATATGAACGAATATTGGCCAGATCGAACAGCAACAGGAACTCCTCGATATTGGGCATGGTGGGATCACAACACAATTTATGTTGCACCTACACCGGATTTAGCTTATAACGTTGAGTTAGGAATTACTAGATTACCAACAAGACTATCTAGTTCCAATACAACCTCTTGGTTGGGTAATAATGCTCCGGCACTGTTACTTTATGGATGTCTTGCAGAAGCCTTCAAGTTTTTGAAGGGACCAGCGGAAATGCTGCAATTATATGAACAATCATATCAACGTGCACTTCAAGAGCTAGTTATAGAACAGCAAGGAAGACACCGAAGAGATGAGTACATGCACGGAGCGTTAAGAACTCCTTTGCAATCACAGAACCCATAGGAGGATAAAACATGGCAATAACTCAAGCTGTATGCACAAGTTTTAAACAAGAATTGCTAGTAGGTACGCATAATTTTACAGCTACTACCGGTGATACTTTTAAAATAGCACTTTATACAAGCTCAGCTTCATTAGACGCAACCACAACTGCTTATTCAAGTTCAAACGAAGTATCGAACTCTGGAACATACACAGCAACAGGCGGAACGCTTACAAGCGTAACTCCAACTACAAGTGGTACTACTGCAATTTGTGACTTCGCTGATATATCTTTTACATCAGCAACAATCACTGCAAGAGGCGCATTAATTTACAACAGTTCAGACTCAAATAAAGCTGTAGCTGTTTTAGATTTTGGTGGAGACAAAACATCTACTAGCGGAACATTTACTATTCAGTTTCCAACAGCAGATGCGAGTGACGCAATATTAAGATTAGCCTAGGAGATTAAATGGCCTTAGTCATCAATGATCGTGTAAAAGAAACCACAACAACCACAGGAACAGGGGCTGTTTCTCTTGGTGGTGCCGTAACTGGATTTGAAACTTTTGCTGCTGGTGTAGGTAATAGTAATACAACGTATTATGCTATTGTTCATCAAACAGCAAACGAGTTTGAAGTTGGTCTAGGCACATTAGATGGAGATAGTTCTGATCTAACAAGAACAACTGTAATTTCTTCTTCTAATAGTGATAGCGCTGTTAGTTTTGCGGCAGGAACAAAAGATGTATTTTGTACTATACCTGCAAGTAAATTAATATTTGAAGATGCTAATAACGATGCAACTATAGGTCGTAACTTAACAGTCACTGGAGATCTAACTGTATCTGGTGATGATATTACAATGGCAACTAATACAGCAGGTAATGTATTAGTAGCAGACGGTACAAACTTTAATTCAATAGCAGTCGGAGATTTATCAGCAATAACTTCTGTAGCTTCTGATGATGTATTAATGGCAGTAGACACTTCTGGTGGAGGTCTTAAAAAGATAACAAGAAGTGCGTTAGTATCTGGTCTTGCGGCCGGTACAATGTCTGATATCAGCGATGACACATCACCTCAACTAGGTGGCGATTTAGATGTTAATGGTCAAGATATAGTATCAACATCAAATGGAAATATTACAATAACACCAAATGGAAGTGGTGTAGTAAGACTGGATGGAAACGTAGATATTCAAAGTGGTATTATTGATTTAAAAAATAGTGGCGCAGTTTCTAAAATTAAATTTTATTGTGAATCAAGTAATGCACATAATCAAACACTACAAGGTGCACCTCACTCACAAAGTGCTTCAAATACTTTAACCTTACCTAGTACAGGTGGTGATGTTGATCTAGTTTCAACAGCTTCAACTGCAACACTAACAAACAAAACTTTAACTTCTCCAAAAATAAATGAAGACGTAGCAGTAACTTCTACAGCGACTGAAATAAATTTATTAGATGGTGTAACTGCGACGACTTCTGAACTAAACATTTTAGATGGTGTAACTTCAACAGCAGCAGAGTTAAATATTTTAGACGGTGTAACTTCAACAGCTACAGAGTTAAATATTATGGATGGAGATACATCTGCAACAAGCACTACTTTAGCAGACGCTGATAGAATGGTTATTAATGATAATGGAACAATGAAACAAGTAGCTGTAACAGATATGACTACTTACATAAATTCAAACGCAAGCTTTGCAAGTAAAGGCTTCGCCACGGCAATGGCAATTGCCTTATAGTTTATAAAGGTGTATAGGAGATAATATGGCACAAGATTTTGAATCCAACGGAGCAAGAGTAACAAACTCTGCTACAACAATTTACACATCTAACTCAGATGATGCAGTTGTTGGATTGAGATTAGCTAACATATTAACTGCGGCTGTAACAGTGGATGTTTATATTACAGAGGGTGGTTCAACAGATCGCTATATTGTAAAGACTTTAAGCATACCTCCGGGAAGTAGTGTAGAATTGATCCAAGGAGGATCTAAGCTAGTACTTCAATCGGGTGATGTAGTCAAAGGTTTATGTGGAACAGCTAACGGCATTGATGCGTGGATTAGTGTAGTTGACGCGATAAGTACATAGGAGATAACATGACGACAGAAGTAGGCGGACCAATTTATATAGGAGATACTCCGGGTGGAGAGTCTTTTCCAGAATATGATTCTACTATTGATAAAGATCAAATAGTAAAGAATTCTGTTGTGGCTGGTCCAATAACAATAAACGCAACTATAACAGTTGAAGGAAACTTAGTGGTAGTATAATGGCAAATATAGAACTAGATGGTGCAAATAAAAAGATAAAGGTAGATTCTGGTGATTTAACATTAGATGTACCGGGTGATATTATTTTAGATGCTGATGGTGCAGATTTAGTATTTGCAGATGGTGGAACTAATATTTTAAAAGTAACGAATAGTTCTTCAGATGTAGTATTTCAACCACAAGTAGATGCTAAAGATATTAAATTCAATCAATATGATGGAAGAACATTATTAGAAGTTAATGATGGTGGCTTTGTTGCTATTGCAAATGGAGCAACTGGTCCGGGTCAATTAAGAATATACGAAGATACTGATAATGGAACTAATTTTACAGCATTTCAAGTTGGCACACAATCTGGCGATATAACTTATACACTACCAACTGCTGATGGTAGTAATGGTCAGTTTCTTAAAACTGATGGCAGCGGTAATCTTGCATTTGCTACAGTGTCTACTAGTACAGCATTTGATGATGTTACAGCAGGAGATGCTGCAGTAAGTGTAACAACTTCTTCTGGCAATATAACTGTAGATGCACAAGGAAACGATACTGATATTATATTTAAAGGAACAGATAATAATTCAGACACTACATTTTTAACTTTAGATGGCAGTGAAGGTGGTCAATTAGCATTAGGAGCACATGGTCAAATTAAATTTCCTGCTAGTGCTAATGTAGCTGATGAAGCTAACACATTAGATGATTATCAAGAAGGAGTAATGAATATTAGTTCTTCACAAGCAAGTAACTGGCTAACTGGATTTTATACAAAAATAGGTAGAATGGTTTGGTTTACTGCGTCAGGAACTGTACCTACTTCTGGAAATAGTGCAACACAAACTTTAACTGGATTTCCATTTACAGTAAAAGACCAAGCCGCACCAGAAGGTTCAGATGCATCGGCTTCAT